ATCGCAACGTCCTTGACCGAACCGATACTCCAAACGAACTCCCATTCCTGTTCGGCATAAGCGGGCATTTTCCGGGAGTAAACACTGCCCGTGCCGTTATCAACACAAACTGCATAAACAAGGCTCGGCTGTGCTTCTCCCGGAAGCTGTCTGATGGCCACATCACCGAAGTTCGCCGGGATATCTTCATGGATCACCTCGGTGATCAGCGTGTTGATACTTGCTTGTTTCGCAATAACCTGTATTTGGGGTAGGTTGTCGGTTGATGTTCCGTAGAAGCGTTTTAGGAGCTTCTGCTTTAGGTCAAGCGGAACGCTTCTCATACATCCGCCTCCTTTGCGAGGGTGACTTCGGCTTTGAAATACTCCCTTGAAATACGGTCGAAATCAGACAGTTTGGTAATCCTGCCGAGGTACACCTTGCCACCCAAAGTAACCCTCAAAAGCGAAAGCTGGTCTTCGGCAGAGAACAAAGACTGTCTGCCGTCCTCTTTTACATAAACGGTAATATCATACGAAACGGCAGGCTCGCCAAAACGTGAAATCAGTTGCCTGCCGTCTATGGTACGGTGGAGGGTGCGGATAACCTCCTGTTTTTCTTTCAGTGAAACGAACGGGGTGATAACAATTCCGTTGTCCATGTCTTTCAGTTCCGTCATATCCGCACCTCACCCCTTAACTGATTGATGATAATATCCACCACCGAGGTCATTTCGTTTTGGTTGTTTACACCTTCCACCCGGATAACTCCAGTGTGGTTTACGGTACTGTTTGCACTGCCTTTTCCATTTACGGTGGCGTTGACATCAAATTCGGTCGGTATTGCCTTTTGCATATCCTTTTCCACGCCGTTCATAGCATCTAAAAAACCAATTCCTACGCTTCGTCGTCAGGACGCTCCGAATCACCATCACGAAGGGGCGTCTTTAGTGCAGCCATCGGAGGCACGGACTTTCCGTTGCCCTTGAGCTTGGATTCACCTTCATGGTAGGCAGCTTCAATCGCAGCCTTGACCTTTGCGACTGTCTTGGTATCGGACTTCGGGATGATCAGGCTGACCGAGAACTTCGGAGTGCCGCCGTTGATGGACTTTGCCTCCCAGACGTTGGCGTAAGACCAGCGGGTGTCGGGACCAGTGATAACCTTCATCGGGTTGTTTACCTTGTTTGTGTTGTTATTCATAATCGTTTTCCTCCATAAAATCATTTTTGGCTGTGTTCATCGCCGGACGCTTATCGCTCTCCGGGACGAGTGTGGGTTTACCCTGCGGTTTTTCGATATACGCCGCGAGGAGTTCTTCAAAGCGGGATTTGCCGAGCAGCTTCTGCATGGCGGTGACGCCGAGCACCTTGCGCTCGTAAGGGTCAAAGCCAGCGTCGGTGACAGCACCGGCGACCGCTGTTTCGTTTGTGTATTTGCGGTTGGAGCGACCTTCGACCAGTTTCCAGCCGTTCCATTCCTTACCGCTGATAGCCTGTTGCAGTGCGTAGTCCTTGATATCCGATGCCCATGCGATGAAGTCATCAACGCGGGAGAGAATTTCTTCGACCTCCTCATCTGTCAGCAGAGGAGGCAGCTTGAAGTCATAGCGGGCAAGCTCCATGTTGGCGTCGGCTCTGGCACGGCAGTCATGCTTTGCCTTACAGAAACCACACCATTCACCGCAGAGAAAGTT